TGTCAGTGCTTTCTTCTCAGCTAAAGTGTCAGTTAGGACTACGGTATCCTCGTTGTGCTGGCGATTGCCGAGACCTTTGAGCTGAGGACGGATCTCGATACCATCAAGTGGTTTGCCAGTTACAGACTTGCCGGTTGGCTTTTTTAACTGCTTCGTATCAACCGGTTTCTTATTCTTATCTTCCATCAGAGTTTCCCTTGGGCTTATCTGTTAAACAAACGGGATTGCCGTAGCCTAACCGCAAATCTATTTATAACAAGGAAACTTTAACAGGTCAACTAATCCAGTTTTTAAATCGAATAATGAATGATTCGTTGACACCCATACCTTTACGGACATCGTGATACAACTCGTCTTTATGTGCTTTACTCATTCCCGATGGTGCCATCTTATGGAATGATTCTTTATCTCCTGCGGTGACGTGCTTACGCATAGCAGTACCAGAAGCAGATTCGATTCCTCCTCCGCCTTCTTTGCGTTCGCCGCCAACAGACTTGACTTTGATGCTCTTGAAGTTGTAATGGCCATGCTTCATATCTGCACCGTTATACTTATGAAGCAGAGTGTGGAATTCATGCACACGATCAGAACCTACATGCATGGTTACGTGTGTGTAACCTTGCTTATGCAGCTTCGACATCTGATGTAGCAGAGTCGGATGTTCCTTCGTCATAGCCTCTACATGTGCACCTTTGACAGCACGAGAAAGGTGCTTGACCTTCTGCTCAGGTGTCAGAGGATTCTTCTTGGCATCATGTGATCCTGTTGTCAGGATCTTATGATCTGCGCCTTCTTTCTTGGCAGCATCCATCACATGCTTGACGACCATCTCGTGGCCTGCATGAACAGGATTGAATCGTCCTTGTGTGATATGAATCGATTTCATTGAGCTTTAACCTTATTGAAATTGGCAGCCGAGAATTCAGCACGATCTACGATCTTAGTAGGACGATTATGTCTGACTACTACGAATCCTTCAGGCTTCGACTTCTTACCGTTGATACTGTGATCAAACTCCGCGGAGCTTGACAGCGTATGAGCAAGAATATCCTTTGCTTTTTGCAGATGCTTGTGCTGGTTCAGAACGTTTTCAAAGTGAGCACGATTACGTTGAACGTGACCGATGTCTGATTCCATCGCAGCAGTCTTAGATGCCTTCGATGCTGCCATCTTCACACCTTCGATCTTCTTCTGATGTGCCTTCATGTAGTGGTTCATGAAACCTTCTACGCTAGGCTTAGTACCAGTACGAACAGTATGATTAATGTAAGTTTTCAAAGGAATCTCATGGCCTTTGATAGCTTCATAGGTTTCAGGCTTTGCCTTTTTGTTATGTGCTGCAGCTGCAGTCATAGCCTTTGCAAAGCGCTCGCGATTCTGAGGCGTGAACTTGATGTTATCGAGATGATGTTCTGTCGAAATCAGATGCACGTCTTTGTGCAATCCAAAGTCATTTAGCTGAGCGCCATGCTCGGCTTGCATATCCTCGAGGTTCTTACCATTATACTTGGTATGAATAGCCACGCCGATCTTCGAGTTCGAAGCGGCCTTACCGTGTGCTGAATTTTTTGGAGCAGAGTAAGTGATGGTGTTAGGTGTAAAGTGTACACGACCATCAGACTCATGCACGTCCTCAGCAGTGTGCATGATATCGCCTTGGAAAACACCCTTCTTCGGTGTCACCTTCGGAAGATGTTGCAAAGCAGCTTTCAACTTCGATACGAGGCCAGGAGCATGACCATGGTTACGCTCGATATCTTCGTGTGTATAGTTGATCTTCGGATTCTTGTTAAAGGCAGACTTCGATGCGACGAAGAAACGACCAGTTTCAGGATGACGACCGAATACCACAGAAGGAGAACCATCATACTTCATGGTGATTCTTGTGTCGTTCTTCTTACCTGTCAGTCTGTCATGCACATCTTTCAGATTGTGATAAGCATGAGAAAAGCCTTCGTGACCAGCATTGATCACGTGATCTTCGGCATGCTCAAGATGCTTCAGCTTAGTTTCGTCAAGCTCTTCTGCGAGGAAATTTCTAAAACTTGTCATCGTACTGTTTTTACCGATCCATCAGGATTTACAAAGAAGGCTTCGAACGTAATATCAGGAAACTCTTTCTTCAACGAAAGAAATGCCTGAAGGTTGCTAGGAGCATCATCAAACAACCGAAGCTTTACGTAGTTCTTAGTATTTATATACTTTCGAAAGATGATCTTCTTGGCTTCAGCCGAAGAGTCGATCTTTAGGTTACCAGCTCGTTCGACATGGATATTATCGATAGGTAGACCATGATCTCTGAATGTCTGAAGGAAGATATCCTTGTTATCGAAATCAGCTCGGGCTGTACAGATAATCACTCGACTATGAGGATTCTTTTTAGAGTTAGCGAAGATCGCTTTTGTTTTAGCAACCATACGAGTGATTGGTTTCGATGACTTGCGGAATACCTCTGCGTTAGCAAACTCTCCGAAGTCGTAGGTTTCACCCTTCTTACGCTTGTAAGTGTTGAACTCTTGGTTGTCGAGCATTCGAACAACCTTGCCGTCTTTGACAACGGCAACCTTTGCATATGTATGGAACAGCGTCTCATCGATATCGAATATCGTGAGTGTACCTGAACCAACAAACTCTTTAAATCGTTTCTTTATCATAGTTACACTCTATATTGTTTTCGAAATAATGTACATGCTTATTTCGCTTTAAATGATATTTTTTTCAGGCCTGGCATACCGGCGTTTCCGTTGTACTCGAACTTGAAGTCGATGTCCTTAAACTCCTGAATGTTGTATTTTACCAGCTTCTGAGTCTTGTAGATATTGATGTAGAGCTGACTCACGTTGATCTGCTTTGTGGCTTCATTCAGAACGTTAGAATATGTCTTGTCTGCATTCATCATATCCACAAGGTGATATGCGAGAGGTGACAGGATCAGGCCGTTTCTCTTTGCCCTATTTCCGACGATCCGTTTTGTGATGTCCATAGAAGCAGCTCTTCCCATAACCTTATAGAGTGGATCTAAAATCTTTATGAGCTCTTCTGCAGTTTTATATTTTGATAAGAAGATTTCAATCGAAGCTGGTGTGATATTGTTTCCCATCAGTTTGACGAGTGCATTCCAGCCCGGAGTTTTTACCTCAGCAGAACCACGAACGATACCATCTAACACAGAGCTGTTGCGAATGGCGATGATAAGGTTCTTGGCTATCTTCTTCTTCGAGTCAGTGTAATTGATCTTATCTAAAATGTCGGCAATCGCGTCGATAGATGGAGGTGCACCTTTACCGGCCTTGGCGGATATCGCAAGATTGGGTTTCTTTGGATATGTGGCATAGTAGTCGACTAGTCTGAGATTGCTCTGAGTAGGATACATGATCCCGTCTGCAGTCTTATCGTATACGTTTAAAAACCACCATGCGCCTGTGACTTCACCAAAATCTTTGGCAATAATATTGATATCTGAATCCGATATCTGATCGATGTATTCTGACCTGATTTTACCACTCATTGTTTCAGCAGAGTCCATGAGATCTTTCATAAACTCTTTGACGACAACTGAAACGCCGAGGCTGTTGATACCCTGTATCACCTTTTTCTTGAATTCTAACTTGCCAATTTTTTTACCAGTTGCCACGCCGATACGTTCAGGTGTCAATTCTTTTGTACGAAGCTCACCACGAGATGATACAGCATTGACGACATAGATCTTATCTCCGACTCTGGCTCCATCAACAGCTTCTTTGATGGTAAGTTCTTCTGTACGATATTTTCCTGAGATTACAAACGTGCTGTCTGTGAGCTCGCATTTAATAATATCATTTAGGAGTTTCTTATGATCTCCTGAATATGAGAATCGGAGATGCTTACCGCCACGAGATGACTTTACTATCTTGATGTTTTTCTTTGCCAACTCTGATTCATATTGGGAAATGATAGCAGATTGGGATTTTGCATCAGTAGAAAGCATTCGTTGCACCGTTCTAAGTTCTAAACTTATTTATCAAAAACAAAAAAAGGCCTTCCCTTGAGCTGTCGCATCAGAGGGGAAGGCCATCTAATCTTATTTATATTAGGCTGCGACTGCAAACCATTCTGGCACAGGACGCTTCGTCCATATCATCTTGAATCGAGCTTGTTTCGTCTGATAGAACTTACGATAAGATCCTACGATATCGTTATAGTCAATACACTCAGGATTGGCCTTCATTGCCAGAGGTTGAGGAGTCTTGTAACCGACTGGAATGTTACGAGGAGGATTCTTGAGAGCTTCTCGCAGAAGCGTATCAGTGCTATGAACCTTGCCATAGCGATACGTGTACTCGTTACACAAAGCTACAAAGTGGACGTAATGCCAGTTGTAGTTGTTATTACTTTGCGCAGTCCATATCGTACAAGGATGGTGCATATGCACTGCACGATAGAACGTGTCTTCGCGTTCGTCTGGTAGAGTCCACGCTTTCGACATCGTCTTACCAGACTTTGAAGGAATACGACACTGCTCACCATCAAGCATACGATGCACTGTTGAGAGCATTTGAGCACTCTCGACGATCATCTTCACGACATGCTTGTCACACTGCAGTTGCGCAGCAACTACAGGATCACTGTCGAGAATAAAGAGATTCATATTCCAGCTTTCTTTACGAGATCTTTATATCCACGCCACGATGGATGGATATTGTCAGGTTGAACATACGAAGTAGAGATGATACGATCTCCGTAACTAACAGCGATGCTTTTTACTATGGCGTTGACCTTAGGTTTGCAAAAGCCTTTGTTACAAGGAGGCATAATCCATACTACATTGCCTACCTTAACACGAGTTCTAATTTTTGTCAACTCTTTTTTCGTATCCACGCCGCTATGATCGTTTGTTCCGAGGCTGATTACGATTGTCTTGGCTTCAAGCGGAGTCTTACCCCACTTCTTGTTCCATTGCCAAGTATTCCAACCACCCTTCGAATATGATACACATTCTTTCGGAGCAAACATCTTCGTTCCAACGGCGATCGAGTCGCCCATAATCAAACATTCTAGCATTAGACTTGTATCCCTGTTACTTGTTTCAGATATTGAGTTGCAACTTGCTGACTGGTTTCAGTAGCGCCAACGATGACAGTGTCAGAGATTACGACGTTGTTATCAGGAGCTGACATCATCCATGGCATCATCGCAAATCCCTGAGGTCCCATACCAACTGTGCGGGGCTTCAACAGTTCGGTGACACCACCTTCTTGCTTGACGCGAGAGATGATTTCTTCTCCCGACATGAGCTTAATTGTATATACTTTATTCTGTTCCATTATCTTTTACCTTATGTACGTATTCAAATGCTTTTGAAGGTCCCCATTCCTGAAGGTATGGATGATCTTCGAAGAAGAGCGGTGGGATTTCCTCGTCGGAAACTTCTCGACATCCAACGATAGCTTCGTCGATATGTAGTTGGCCAAACTCGTCGGCCTCCTCCATCGTCACAGTGTCCTTGGCATGCTCAGGACTGTCGCATTCCACGACATACCGCATGCGAAACATGCTGACAGTTTCTACAAGATACTTAGGCACCTTCTTTGAGTCCCATTTTTACCAGCTCGTCAGGAGTCGAGTACCACTTGAGGAGAAGTTCGAGCGCGTCGATGTGCTTTTGGATTTCGGCATCATCTGCTTCTTGATCGCCCCAGACAAAAACCCAGTCGCCATTGCCAAGATTACCCTTCAGAGCTTCCCACGTATTATGCAGCTGTTCGACCACGACGTGGTCTATA